TCAGGAGTTTGGCAGAGTATCGAACACCCGGGAGGCAAGTGACCGTAGGCCATCGGCTTGGCCGTCGTCGATGGCCGGGCGCGGTGTTCGGCTCGAGACGCACAGGACGCCGAGCGCCAAACCCGCCTCGTTGATGAGCGGCGCGGCGACGAAGAAGCGGATCAATCCGACGCGCACGAATGGGTTCGAGCCGAATGCCTCCGCCGATCGCGCGTCCGGCACACAGAAAACCTGTTCGGGCGAGATGATCGCATGCGCCGACATCGATCGCGCCCGTTCGTATCGACCGATCTGGCCTCCAGAGGAGGCAATCACGATCTGCACATCATCGACGATCAACGCAACGCCTGCCCAGTCGGCGTGGAAGAGTTCCTTGGCCTGTTTCGCGATGGCGTTCAGGGCCGGATCGTTCATTCGGTCGAGCAGGCCCGATGCGTGAACGGCGGCGTTTCGCACGGCCTCGTTCGGTGGAATCGGTGCCGGGGAATAGAAAGTCACCGACACGCGATACCGCCCCTCTTTACTCGACATTGTCCCGAGCTGGCGATCCCGGCTCCTCGATTACCGCGATTGACGCGCCTGCTTCGCATCTACCACTATGTCAGTAATGATGAATTTCGCCTTTCGATCCAGAGCCCTCGGATCACTTTGTCTCAAATTGAGACAAGCGCATAAAGCAAGCTGCCAACGGAGGATTGAAACCGCGGACACGCCAGTTCGCGGCGCATACCTCGCCGTCATCAACAATGGCGGTGGGCCGGATCAGCTCAAGTGGAGCGCCTGATCAAAATGGAAACACGAACGCTTGGTAGCGGAGGAGGGACTTGAACCCCCGACACGCGGATTATGATTCCCAAGTAAGCCGGTGATTTAGCGGACAAATTTTCCCAATACAGGGAAAAACCCGCTGTGAAGTTTCAATGGGTTAGCTGCTCTTTTCCAAACGGATTTGCTGCGTGAGCGCCGTCTCATTCGGCGATCTGATGCGCAGTCGCCGCCTGCTCGGCAGCACCGAGAAGCCGACCGATCGCGTTCGCCCGAAGAGCCACCACGAGGATACCCGCAAGGCGAAGCCGTGGCGGGTCCACGGGGACCGCAATCGCGCGCGTTGGAACGTCTTCAAGGCCGCCGCCCTTCGGAGTTTCGACAGCATGCGCCACAAGCACCTCGCCGCGCTTCGTGACGCTCGCGCTGCCCGGCGAGCCGGCGATTCGGTCGAGCTGCCGGCCGCTCAGGAGCGCCTGCACGGCGATGATCGTGCGGTAATGACCTTCATGCTTGACCGCCATAATCACATGACCGGCGAGCTGTACCCGACCTACGCCACGATCGCTGCGGAAACCGGCCTTAGCCATGGCTTCGTCAAGGCGTCGATGGCGCGGCTGCGAGCCTTCGGCCTGATCGACTGGGTGCGCCGCTCGAAGACGAAAGAAGGCGCCGAGGGGCAAGCCGGCCCCCAGCTCGAGCAAACTTCGAATGCATATTTCTTCGCATGGGCCGAGCAGCTCGTGGGTGCCGCTAGGGAGACGTTCCTGAACTTCCTGACCATCGGCCTGAAGAAGCTGGGTGCCGCTCGCGCAGCAGCGCCGGCCGCCGTCACGCACCCCGAGATGATTGCCACGCTCGCGCGCATGCGAGAAGGGCTCGAACGTGGCCCCGTTCTCGTGCCGAGCGCGAGTTCATAGAATGCCCGCAACCCGGAGGAAGGTTTAAGAATAGGAGGAATGCCCTCGCTGTAGCGAGGCCATACGTTGAATTTGATAATCCCCCCACACCTCAACCGTCTCGGCCCACGCTCTCGATCGCCTAGAACCGGCTGTCGAGCGTGGCGGCTTGCGCCGCCCCGAGGCTGCCTGGGGGGAGTGTGCGAAAATCGCATCGCACCACCGCATCCGCGCGTGCGCGGAAAGCGCGTCACGGCGCATCAATCCGCATCACGGAAGGTGCACTGATTGGCCCCTGTCCTGCCCTCGTGGGCAAGGCGTCGCGGTGCTGCATCAAAACCGAGATAGAAAGCGGGCGGGCGCGGCGGGGAGGAAAGCGCGCGTTTCGGGGTCGCAAGGCCGGGGGGCCGGGCACCGGGGCGCTGGCGCCCGGCCGACCCGTCCCCCACATTGGCCCGAGGGAGACAGGCGATGTGCAACAGGTATCGAATGACCGAGGCGCAGGCCGCGCTCGCCGCGCGCTACGGCATCGCCGCCCCTTTTCCGCCCGATCACACGATCCCGCCGCCTGAGCTGTTTCCTGAGAAGCCGGCCTTTGTGGTGCGCGACGATGATGGCGCGCGCGTGCTGGACGTCATGGCATGGGGCTTCCCGCACAAGGTGCCGGGCAAGCGGATCGACAAGGCGACCGGCAAGCCGGTGCTGCTCAACAAGAGCGTGACGAACGTCCGTAATTACACCTCGCCGTTCTGGCGATCGGCGCTGATCAACCCGGCACGCCGATGCTTGGTGCCGTTCACGGCATTCAGTGAATATGGTCAGACGCGCGGCGACGACGGCAAGCTACCGCTCCAATGGTTCGACGTGCCCAGTCGCCCCGTCGTCAGTTTCGCCGGCGTGTGGCGCCCGGCGGAAGATGGTGCCGTCTTCGCCTTCCTCACCACCGATCCCAACCCGCTGGTCGCGCCGATTCATCCCAAGGCTATGCCGGTGCTGCTGCACGAAGATGACGAAGAGGCATGGTTGACCGCCCCCTTCGATCAGGCGATCCTGCTCGCCCAGCCGTTTCCGTCGCAGCTTATGCGCGTCGACTGAGTGCCCCGACGCCGCGTCCGACGCCGGGGCGATTGGAGTTAGGGCAGCGGAAGGTCGGAGATCAACAGCTCGGCCGCCTTGGTGCTACCGCGAAATTATGCGGCTGCCGACGCGGTGCGCTGGCGGAAGCGGATCACCTCCTGCCCCAGCCGGTCATTCACCTCGAGGAACGCGGCCTGTATCGGCTCGATCTCCAGCTCGAAGAACATCGCGGTGGCATCCTTCGGATTGCCGAACGCCGACCCCTGCGCCGGCACAATCCCGAGCAGCTGCGGCGGCACGCGATGCGCGGCCATGACATCGGCCTGCGTCGCGTTCTTGATGCCCATGAACTCGTCCTTCGCGCCGACCTCTGCGATCGGGATGATCTTGATCGAGCCATCCTTGCCGTTCGGCGCGTGCACGAACATGTTGCGAAAGTTGCCCGGTCCCTTCGACGCCTTCATCGCCGCCTTGATGGCGTCGGTGTCCTTCACGTCGATGTCGCCGGTGGCGTAGAGGATGTACCCGGCGTGGCTGCCGTTCAGGTAATAGCGACGCCGGAACAGCGTCGCAGCCTCGTTGAGCAGTGCCGCCTGTAGCGCCGAGAGGTATTCCGGCACGCCGTACAGCTCTTGATTGACGTCCGGCATCGCAAGGTGAACCACGCCCGGCGCGAGCTGGGTGGCATCCTGCGCACCCGGCACCCACCAGTATTCGCCATCCACCAGCCCGCGCCGCGTGTACCGCGCCATAGCATGACGCAGCGCCAGCGTGTTGCCCAACACCCCGCGCACCGGCTCCAGATAGCCGTTCCCAAACACGACATAGTCCTGCACTGCCTTCTTGAAGGTGGCGCGGTCGATCAGCGATGTCGGATCAAGCGATGCGGCGACGAGGTTGACCTTGAGCAGGATCGCGGAGCTGTGGTGCGGCGACACCCGGAACGCGCGCGCCAGCCCGTCGAGCGGCAAGGGTGGCTCGTACCAGCGGTTGTTGTGCCAGCATTCGAGCAGGTCGATCCACTGGCGGCGATCCAGCACCGGCTCGGGATCGCCGAAGGCGAAGCTCTCGACATGGCCACCCGCCGCGGCTGTCGCCGGCACGCTTGCGCCAGCGTCGATCGCCGAAGACGATGCCACCGCCATCTCCGGCGCCGTCTCCATCCGCGACATCCGCCGCGCTTTCCCCTTCGCCACTGAAAATCTCCACAGTCATGCCCGGCCGGCGTTGTCCGTCCAGCGGCTCGTTGATGAAAATGTGCATCGCTGCCCATGCGAGATCGGCGTGGCCGACATCCTCGCTACGCCGCGCCTTGAACGTCACTGCGCGACCCGACCCGGTCAGCGCCTTCTTGATCGACAGGAACGACGATTGCAGGTCGATCCAACCGGCATCGTATTCGACACGCTGGCGGGCGAAGGTGTGCTGCGCCTTCATCACCATCTGTGTTTTCGATTCGAGCGAATATTCCAGTGCGACGACGCCGCGCATCTTGTCGCGCACGAGCTGGTAGACCGCAGCACCAACCCCCTTCTTGTCGATCCCGAGGTAGGTGCAATTGTAGCGCGCAAGCCGGGCCAGGACGAAATCCGCCTGCGTCTGGAAGTCGCCCTTGATCTGATGCCGCTCCAGCAGTCGGAACTTGCCGCCCGGCCCGCCCGGCGGCAACGCGATCACCAGCGCGGCATTGTCGCCGTCCTCGCTTTCCTGCGGATCATAGCCTGCCCACACCTCGCGGTTGCCGACCGGCCGGGTGGCGAGCAGGTCGACATCGATCCAGTCGACCACCGTGTCGACCGTGGCGCGTTGCAGTTCGTTGAACTTGAACGCCGAAAGGCTGTCGTCGACGAACTGGCACAACAGCAGGTTGGCGAACTCGTCGGGCGCATATTCCACGCGCAGCTCGTCGACGTCGAACAGGTCGCACCCGCGCGCCGCGGCATCCTCGATCGTGACGATCTGGCGCCACACCTTATCCTCGCACAGCACGCCGGCGGCGAGCCGGGCATGCGTGACGTCCATATCAACGCGGTCGGCCTTCTTCACCCGGCGGTTGCGGCGCTCGCCCGTCCAATAGGGGTGCGCCTGATGCGCGACGCTCGACGGCGTCGAGAAATACGTGCGGCGCCAGCGCTTGTGCATCGCCATGGCGCTGGCGACCTTGTTCAGCTCCTCGAAGCCGTATGTCCAGAAGAATTCGTCGAAGTAGAAATTACCGTGATAGCCCTGCGCGGTGCGCGCGTTGGTACCGAGGAAGATCAGCTCGGCCGCGGGCTCACCGTCCGGGATCGTATCAGCGGTCAGCACGATCGGATCGCCCTGCAGCTTGACCCCGACCCGCGCGGCGAACTGGATGATGTAGCCGCGGAAGATATGCGCCTGCGCCTTGGAGGCGGACAGGAAGATCTGGTTGCCGCCGCCCCGCAGCGCATCGAGCAGCGCCTCGCGTGCGAAATACCACGTCGCACCGATCTGGCGCGACTTCAAGATCATGCGGGTGCGCTGATCCTTCGCCGCCCACCAGTCCTCCTGATAGCCGAACAGCTCCTTTTCGAAGATCGCTTCGAGCTGCTCGACCTGCTCGGTCTTGAAATGGTTCTTCGCGCCCGACTTCTTCTTTTCGCCGGCGTTGCGGTTACCGACCTTGTCGTTGAGATCGCCGCTATGCCCGCCCGGCGCCTCGTAGCGCCGCACGCGCGCGGCCGAGACCACCTGCCTCATCAGCAGGTCGATCTCCTTATGGTCGCCGCCGGTCTTCTGATCCTTGGCGATCAGCGTGTTGAGGCGGCATTCCAGCGCGTCCTCGATCTTCGACAGCGATGGCGCTTCGTCCCACCTATCGCGCTGTTTCCACGCCTCGACGGTCGGCCGCTTCAAGCCCAGCTCGTCGGCGATCTGGGTGACGCCCCAGCCGCGCCAATACAGGCTGCGCGCCTGCCGCTTCGCGTCGACCGGGATCGGAAACGCGGAGGCAGGGAGCGGCATTCCGGTGTCGGGTGGCAGCTTGTCCATGGCGCGGGACCGTAGCCACGCCTGTTCCCCGAACCCGACGCCTGTTGCCTGTGGAATAGCCATTCCACAGGCACGCGCGCTGGCAATCAGCACCGGCTTTCCGCTTCTTCGCCGTCATCGAACGCGCCGCCCGCCCGGCGCAGTCATGCGAACCGAGGGAAGCCGCCATGAAGAGCCAGTATTTCCGTTGCTTCGTCGCCGGTAGCACGATCAGCGACGGCCGGACGATCACGCCGGAGATGATCGACCAGATCGTCGAAACCTTCAACGCCGAAACCTACACCCCGCGCATCAACGTCGAGCACATGAAGGGCTACAGCCCGGAGCCGCCGTTCAACGGCTATGGCAGCGTGATCGGCGTCAAGGCGCAGGACGACGAAATCACGATCGACGGCAAGACCGAGAAGCGCCGCGCGCTCTATGCGCAGGTCGATGGCAACGCCCAGCTGGTGAAGCTCGCCAAGGCCGACCAGAAGCCGTTCCCCTCGGTCGAGCTGACCCCCAGCTATGCCGGCATCGACAAGATCGGCCTGATCGGCCTCGCCTTCACCGACAGCCCGGCGTCGATCGCGACGCAGCGCCTCCAGTTCTCGCGCAACGCGCCCGGCTCGTTCCACGCGCACGGCGCCGACGCGGTCGCGCTGGAGTTCGAGGCCGCGCCGGCCGACACCGCCGGGATCGCCGACGCGATCAAGACGGGCTTCGCCAGCGTCGCGGCGCTGTTCTCGCGCAGCGAGCCCGAGAAAAAGGAAGAGCCCAAGCCGAAGCCGGAGGCCGCGAACGACAATTTTGCGGCGTTCGCCACCGCGATCGGCGACCAGATGGCGACCCAGCTCGCCGCCGCGATCCAGCCGATCGCCGATGCGCAGGCCAAGTTCCGGAGCGACTTCGACGCGCTCGCCGCAAAGCTGGAAAAGCAGCCGGATGGCAACTTCAGCCGCGCGCCGGCCACCGGTGGCAACGGCGCGGTCCTGACCGACTTCTGATCGCCGCCCCGCTCACCCCGCCCCGCCAGCCGCCCCACAGGAACCCTGACAGCCATGCCCATGCGCAACGAAACCCGCGTCGTCTTCAACAACATGCTGTCGCGCATTGCACAGCTCAACGGCGTGGACGTGTCCGTCCTCACCGGCCAACACGAGTTCGCCGTCGCCCCCGTGGTCCAGCAGAAGCTGGAAGAGGTAATTCAGGCGTCGAGCGACTTCCTGACCAAGATCAACGTCATCCCGGTCAAGGAGCAGGAAGGGGCCAAGGTCGGGCTGGGAGTCACGCGCCCGATCGCCAGCCGCACACTGACCAACAGCGCCACCGGTGTACGTCGTCGCCCGATCGATCCGACCGACACGCTCGACAAGGGCAAGTATCGCTGCGAGCAGACCAACTCGGACACCGCGATCAAATACGCCAAGCTCGACATGTGGGCGGGCATGCCCGAGTTCCAGAAGCTCTACGGCGAGGTGATCGTCAAGCAGCGCGGTCGTGACCGGATCATGATCGGCTGGAACGGCGTCGCCAAGGCCGACACCACCGACATCGTCGCCTTCCCGCTGTTGCAGGACGTCAATTACGGCTGGCTCTACAAGATCCGCACCTTCGCGCCGGCGCGCCACATCGCCGGCGGCGCATTCGCCGCCGCGACCCGCAACGCGCAAGGCGTGGTGACCGCGCCCGGGAAGATCTACGTCGCCGCCGGCACGCCCGGCACCGACGTCGATTACGTGAACCTCGACGCGCTCGTCTTCGACGCGATCGAGATCATGGACGAATGGCACCGCGACGATACCGACATCGTCGTGATCGTCGGCCGCGACCTCGTGCAGGATCGCTTCCTGAACGTCATCAACGCCGCCGGCGACAAGGCGACCGAGATGGAGGCGCGCAACCGCATCCTGACGTTGCCCAAGCAGATCGGCGGCAAGACCGCGATCATGGTGCCGTTCTTCCCGCAGAACGCGCTGCTGGTCACCAAGCTCGATAATCTGTCGATCTACGTCCAGGAGGGCACGCAGCGCCGCCAGCTCAAGGAAGAGCCGGAGTTCGACCAGCTCGCCGACTATCAGTCGGTGAACGAAGCCTATGTGGTCGAGGATTACGGCTGCTGCGCGCTCGTCGAGAACATCGTCCAGACGAAGAAGCCGTAAGCGGCTTCGCGCCCAACCAACCCCATCCCCGAACAGCCCGCTTTCCACAGGACACGCGCATGAGCCTCGCTCGTCGACACCGGGAATATATCCAGTCCCTGACCGCCGCGTCTGCTCCTGCCATGGAAAGCGGACTGGCTCCCGCCGCGGCGTCCGACGCCGCGGCGGGGCACGCCCCGATCCCCGCCGGCGGCATTAGCACCGCCGCGCATACCATCAACCTGCGCATGCAGGTCGACCTTCGCCGGCTGAAGGACATCAAGTCGGTCGCCAACAAGATCGCGGTCAAGCAGGTGATGATCGGCGAATATCGCGCATGGTGTGACGGGCTGCTCGAAGCCGGCCGCAACGCCGAGCGCGGCCCGCTCGCCCCCACGGGCGCCGACGAGGTGCTGCCCACCATCATGGTCTGGGCGATCGACATCGGCTTCTGGGCATACGCGCTGGAGCTGGCCGAACACGTCCTGCGCCACGACGTTGCGCTGCCCGCGCGCTACAAGCGCGACCCCGCAACGCTGATCGTCGAGCAAATCGCCGAAGCCGCGTTGAATGCGCAGTCCGCCGGCAACGCCTTCCCGATCGACGTGCTGGAACAGGTCGAGGCGCTGGTCGACGGCATCGACATGCACGACGAGGTGCGCGCCAAGCTCCTGAAGGCGATCGGCACCGAAGTCGCGCGCGGCGTCGATGCCGCCAGCACGGACGATGCACGCCGCCTCGCCACCGCTGCGATCGAGCGCCTCGCCGCCGCGCAGGCGCTGCATGATCGCGTCGGCGTCAAGACACAGATCAGGGGGCTGGAAAAGGTGCTTGCCGCCCTGCCCGCGCCGACGCCGGCCCGCCCCCTTCAGGAGCTGGAGCGTGCCGTGGATGCGCTTCAGTCCGCAACCGACACCGCCGGCGACAAGCCGGCGGACTGACCTCGCCTCCCGGCGCTCGGGGGCGAATCGCGTGAGGCGGGAGACCTTTGGGTCGCAGGGCCGCCCTCAACCCGGTTCCCACCCCCGAAACTAACAGGAACCTGCCATGTTCGCCGACCTCGTCGCCATCGCCCTGCTACTCACCACCGTTCTCTTTCTCGGGATCGGTGCGGCGCTGACGTTTGTCGGCTTCGTCGGGACGGTGATCGCCGTCGCGGCCGAGCGGCCGTTTGTCATTGAGGTTCCGGGGCGCGTCGGCTTCGCGGTGATCGCCCTGCTCGGTTTGCTAATCTTCGTGCTGGCGACGATCGCCTTTATCCCGCAGCTGCCGTGAGCGCGCCGCTGATCATCCCGGCCTTTGCGACCAGAGCCTGCGACGGCCCCGTCACCCCTGCCCCGGCCGCGGCCGAGCCGGTCGACCATGACAGTTGGTTTCCCGGCGTCGACTTGACCGCACTCCGCGCGCAGGCGCGGCTGCGCGAATCCGTGACCCCGGAACGGCTGCGCGAGGCGGTGCTCTCGGCATTGATCTGGGTCGGCGATCAGCTCGCCGACTGGCAGGCCGCGCAGATCGCCGCCGGTTACACGACGCTCGCCGCGGTGCCCGCGACCACGATCATGGGCGAAAGCCGCAAGATCATCCTCTACCGGCAAGCCGTCACCGCCTGGACGAAGGCGCTGGCGGTGGAGCGCTACCGCGACACCGATCTGACCGGCGCCGGCGACCGCCGCGTCGAGGATCTCGATCCGTCCGTGGGCGAGCTGCGCCGCGACGCCATCCACGCCATCCGCGCGATCCTCGGCCGCACGCGCACCGACGTCGAGCTGATCTGATGGCCGAGACGGTCACCGCCCGCACCGGCGACACGCTCGACGAGCTGGTCTGGCGCACCTGTGCGCTCGGTCCGGCCGATCTGCCCGGCGTGATCGCGCTCAACCCCGGCATCGCCGACGCCGGGCCTGTGCTGCCCGCCGGCACCATCGTCATCGTGCCGCCCGCGCCGACCACGCCGGCGACACCCACCCGCGACCTCATCCAGCTCTGGGACTGACCATGAAGCATCTCATCCACGAGGCCGCCCTTGCCGCCAGCGCCTTCATCGCCGGGCTGGTGCCGTCCGCGCTCGGCGCTGCGGTCAGCCTCGCCTACGAACCCGGCCTGACGTGGCGCCAACGCTTCGTCCAGCTGTCGGTGGGCGTGTGCGTATCGTACTTCGTCGGCGGCGCGATCCACAGCGTCACCGATTGGAGCGCGTTCGTGCTTCAGGCGATCCAGTTCGTCACCGGCATGATCGCCTACAAGGCGACCCCGCGCGTGACCCATGCGCTGGTCGAGCGCGTCGCCGAAATCCCGGCCGCGCTGATCGACCGCTTCCTGCCCCGCGGGGATCGCTCGTGACCACGCCTGTCATTCGCACCGGCGCGCAGCTCGCCGCCCTGCCCCCCGCAACCTACGATCGCGTCAAGCTCGTCGCCGAGCTGGTGCGCGACGAGGGCGAGAAGCTCCGCGTCTACCGCTGCACCGAGGGCAAGCGCACGATCGGCGTCGGCCGCAACCTCGACGCGGTCGGCATCACGCCCGCCGAACAGCGCACGCTGGGCCTGACGGTCGGGATCTGCGTCCTGACCGGGATCACGCCGGCGCAGTCGCGCGCGCTGCTCGCCAACGATATCGATGCGGCCGAGCGCGCGCTGGATCGCCGCTGGCCATGGTGGCGCCGGATGAACGCGCCCCGTCAGCGCGTGCTGCTCAACATGTGCTTCAACATGGGGCCGGCGCGCCTCGCCACCTTCGTGCAGGCGCTCGCGCGCATGGAGGAAGGCGACTTCGGCCGCGCCGCCATCGCAATGCTGGCCTCCCTGTGGGCGACGCAGGTCGGCGGCCGCTCGATACGCCTCGCCACGATGATGCGCACCGGAAGGGATTTCGCATGAAGCTCTCGCCTCACTTTACCCTCGCCGAGATGACTGCCAGCGCCACGGCTGCCCGCATCGGCGACAGCAATCAGCCGCAGCTCGCCGCGCACGTCGACGCGCTGCGGCTCGTCTGCCTGAAGGTGCTGGAGCCGGTGCGCGCGCACTTCGGCCGCCCGGTGCGGGTCAACAGCGGCTATCGCTCGGCCAAGACCAACGCCGCGGTCGGCTCTTCGTCGACCAGCCAGCACCGCCGCGGCGAGGCGGCGGATATCGAGATCGACGGCGTGTCGAACGCGGATCTGGCCGCGTGGATCGCTACCCATATCGAGTTCGACCAGCTGATCCTCGAGGCGCACCGCGCCGGCGATCCGAACAGCGGCTGGGTGCACGTCTCCTACGCGGCCGGCCGCAACCGCCGGCAGGTGCTGACGATGACGATCGGCACGCACGGCCCGGTCTACGCCGCCGGCCTGCCCGACTGAGAGGGGTGAAGATGCTCAAGACCTTGCTGGGCGGCATCACCGCCAAGCTGCGCGCCGAGATGGCGTTCATCGTCCTGCTCGCCGTCGCGGGTGCGGGCGCATGGCTCTACGTCCAGCTGCGCAGCGCCGTTGCCGACCGCGACGATCTGCTGCGCCGCGCCGAGCTGATCTGTGCCAGCGCCGGCGGCGATTTCACCGCGGGCAAGCTGAAGCGCGGCGAGGCATGCCGCCTGAAGATCGCCGGCCTCGCTGACTTCAAGGCGCGCACCGACCAGATCACGGCCGCGACGCTGGCGCAGGCGCTGGCCGATCACGACGCCCGCCAACTCACCGACAACAATGCCGCGCGCCGCGCGGCCGCGGCGGCCCGCGACGCCGCGCACCGCATGGAGATCGCCGATGCTCAAGCCGAACGCCGCAACCTTGTCGATCGTGAGTGGACTGCTGCTGTCAACGGCGTTGCCGGGCTGCGCCCACCGCGCTGAGATCGTCGAGAAGCCGGTGCCGGTCGCGGTGCCGGTGAAGGATACGCCACCCGCCGAGTTGCTGACCTGTGCCGAGCGCCCCGAAGGGCTGCCCGAGGATCCACAGCTTGTCGCCCAGATGCCGACCCGACTGCGCGCCGGCGTGATCCGCCTCGCGCGCGCCTTTGCCGCCGTAGCCGGCCGGCTCGATCGCCTGATCGACTGGAATGCGCCCGGCACCTGCACTGCACCCAAGAAGGACTGACCATGGGCGTTTCGACGATTGAACAGCGCGCAGCCGCGTACCGCGCCGGGCTGCTGGCCGAAAGCGCCGGCGCCGCGGTCGCCGTGCGCGAGCAACTGCCTGCTGCGTTGGGCATGGACCTGCTCAAGACCGCCGCAAGGGATACGCCCGCTGCGGCAATCAACGAGGTGGCCGACAGCGTCGGTGCCTATACCCCGTTCCGCATCGGCTTCGGTGCTAGAGGGGACGTGCGACACAATCGCCGTGGCAGCATGACCGCGGGCAGCCCTAGCCTGACCTCGCCGGACGCAAACTTCCGAGCTGACGACGTCGGAAAGACCGTGATGATCGCGTTCGCCGGCAACGCCAGTGATCTCGTCTCGACGGTAAAGACCTATGTCAGCTCGACCGAGGTAACTCTCAACGCTTCGGCCGTGACGACGGTCAACGCCTCCAACATGCACATTGGCACGGACGATGGGCCGGCGCTCCAGCGTTGGCTCGATGGCGCAGCCGCTGACGGTGTCGTTGCGCGCGTTCCGCTCGGCCGGCGCTTTCTGTGCCAGCAGATGCCGCTGCGCTACAATTCTGGCCAGATCATCGAAATGTCCGGCGACATCGTCTGCGGCACCGGCTGGGGCGCAGGCTTCGCGCTGTGCGACAAGCTCATGGGGACGGTCGCCGAAACCGAATATCCCAAGAATCTCGGCCGCAACACCGGCTTCGTCTTCTATGGTCGCGGCGGTTCGTTCATCCTGTCGTCGGCGCTGGGCAGTGATTCGCCGGGCAAGCGCCGCAAGGGTCTCGGGATCACCTTCACCGACAAGTTCTTTGTCGAGGGCTTCCGCACCACCGGCTCGACCATCAACGACTATTTTGCGGTCCAGCCTTATCACAGCCGGCGCGGCGTCATCCTCGGCGGCTATTTCGAGCATCTCAATCCGGGCCACGGCTCGGATGGCGTGCACCTGTGCGGCGCCTGCTCGGACATTCACGTCTTCGGCGTGCACACCTACTCGGGTGATGACGGCTCCAGCCAGACGCATGAGACGATCGACTGCAAAGACATCGTCATGGAGCGGATCAAATACACCGCCTGCTCTTTCCGCAACGTCGGCCATTCCGGCATCAAGGCGTACATGAACAACAAGGCCGGTGCGGCGGTCATTCAGGACATCGAGTACCACAATTGCGATCTGATCACGGAGGCTGACCCGGTCGGCGGCTTCGGTTCGCCGATCGCGATCTATTTCGAGCCGAACGGCACGCCGACCCCGCGCGAGAATGGTGCGATCATGCGCCGCATCAAGATCTTCGGCGGTGTCAGCGAGACGATCAACCCGCTCGCCACGTCTGCCTCCTATGGCAATTCCAGCGTCGTGGTCAGCGACGTACAGGATCTGGAGCTGCACGGGCACACCATCAAATGCCCCGGCTACACCGCGATCCTGTTGACGCGCTGCGACAATGCCTTGGTGAACGACTGCCATATCATCCATACGCGCGGTCCCAATGTGGTGGCAGCCGGGCTGGCCGTCGCATCGATCGCGTACCGCACCGGCAACACCGTGCGCGTCACGTTCACCGCTGACGTGCCTGCGCTGTCGGCGGACGGCCCTCCGTCGCAGTCGCTGCTGGTCACCGGTGCGGCGAACGCCGACAATAACGGCGGCTTCCGCGTCGAGGCGGTCGGCACGAACTATGTCGATATCCGCAACTACAAGCGGACGTCGGCCGCGCTCGACGAGACCGGCGGCACGGCAACGGCTCGCGCGGTCCGCAACGGGGGTGCCAGCATCGTCGTCCTGGACAGCCGTGATCCGCGTATCATCGACACCAAGGTGCAGTCGCCGATCGGCGGTGCCGCGCTCCAGCTGCACGGCACGGTCAACGACACCACGAAGTTCGTCGACGGCGCGGTGGTGCGCGGGCTTGAGGTGTATGATCAGTCGTTCGGCAGCGCGATCCTCAACTACAACGCGCGGAACTCGGAGATCCGCGGCACTCGCCTGCGCCGCAGCCCCATCGACATGATCATCAACGAGGCCGGCACGACGGGCGCTGTCGCCGGCGGGCACCGCTACATCGACAATGTCGACGTGGACAAGCTGAGCGCGCGCGCGTTGCTCAAGCTGCCCGCTACCACCGGCCCGGCGACGGTCAATCGCGGCAACATCTCGCGGCAAAGCGACAGTCTCCGGGGCACAGCGAATCAGGCGTCGGGTGCCACGACCTTCACCATCTCGATCGGCGGCATCACCTGCGAACGTGGTGCGATGATGGACGCCAGCTTCCTGAAGCTGGCGCCGATGGCCGCTGTCTCGAAGATCGAGTGGAACGCTGCCACCAGCGTTTTCACCGTCACGACGGCCCCGGCTGCGGCTGCGCAGACGGCGTGGCCGTGGGCGATCGAACAGCCGAATTCGTGAGGATACGCCCATGACGAAGATCGATAGCCTGCGCGACCTCCTGCTGCGCGCCGTGCCCTCACTGCGCGCCAACCCGGAGACGCTGTCGATCTTCGTCGACCGCGGGCGCGTCGCGGCGCGCGCCGGCGCCTCCCTTTCCTTCGAGTACCGATACACCGCCAACCTCGTCGCGCAGGACTTCTCGGGCAGCCCGGACGAGATCATCGTGCCGGTGCTGGCGTGGATCGCGCGGCACCAGCCCGAGCTGATGGCCAAGCCAAACGGCGAGCCGATCGCCTTCGAGGCCGAGCTGCTCGATGCCGACACCAGCGACCTGTCGCTGACGATCGAGCTGAGCGAGCGCGTGAAGGTCGAGGTTCTGCCCAACGGCGACCGCAGCATCACCCACATCAGCGACGACGCGGACACCTTCGACCGGTTCGATGGCCTGTGCGGCGTGAACCTGTGGCAGCTCTACCTCAACAACGAGCTGTCGGCCGAGTCCGCGAGCCAGCCCCAAGCATGAGCGACGGGCTCGACGAGATCGAGCAGCTGGCGCGATCGTGCCTGCGCAGCGTCGCCGCACCCGAACGTCGCCAGATCCTGCGCGGGTTTGCGCGTGACATCCGCCAGTCGCAATCCGATCGCATAGCCGCCCAGCGTGAGCCGGACGGCAGGGCGTTCGCCCCCCGCAAGCCGCGCGAGGCCGAGCAGGTCGGCGGTTACACCGTCAAGTTCCTCTATCCCAAGGGTGCAGCCGAGCCGCGGCTGGTGATCATGAAGAGCTGGGTCCGCCAAGGTCCGCTGCTCACCGGCTTCGACAGCGAGGCAGGCGCGATCCGCAGCTTCTTCTGGGACAAGATCGCACAGTGGTTGCCTGTCGAGGGCAATGAGCGGGTGCGTAGCGGCAAGCTGCGCCGGCGCGGCACGATCAAGTCGAAGGCGATGTTCCGTCGGCTGCGCACCGCCCGCTATCTGAAGAGCGGCGCGACAACGGACGAGACTTGGGTTGGCTGGAGCGGCGGCGCCGCGACGATCGCGAGCATCCATCAAGAGGGCGGAAGCGACCGCCCGGCAAAAAAGGGCAAGCCGGTGCGCTATGCTCGACGCGTCCTGCTTGGCCTAAACGCCGCCGAGCATGGCGTGCTGGTCGATCGGTTGCTGGAGCATCTGGCAGCCGCTAGTGCGCATTGACTAGGTGATAGACCGCGGAACACGACACATAGCGTCAGCTTTGCTCAGTCCGCTACCGATGTTCGACACTTGCACATCGCGGATCCTCATCTATGAATAGCTAATGACGCCCCGATAGCGGTTCATTGCAGGATTACGCCGTGGCCTTGCTAAATGTATTTATTGACACGAACGTACTTGTCAGATTTTTTGCGTTCACAAACGACAATTTAGACGAGGCGGCTAAGCTTTCGGCACTTATTGAGACAAAGCAGATTCGGGTGTTCGTCACCGAGCAGGTGATGGATGAGTTTTACCGGCAACGCGATCGCGAGTTGCTCGGCTCTATACGAGCGTTTGAAACCGGAATAATCAACGAACAAACACCGCGCTTTATGGATGGTTACGAAGAACTGAAAGCTTACAAGGAAGCGGCTCGCTCGATAAAAGATGCGCGGAAAAAGCTTCTTCTAAAAGTAAGGGAGGATTTAGCCAATCAGACCCTGCGCGCCGATACGGTCACCAACGATATCTTTGATAAATCAGGAATTCTGTTTCGCGATCAAGAGGTGCTTACGGCAGCACGCTTAAGGAAAGAACTTGGCAATCCCCCCGGAAAGGAAGCTCAACGCTCGATCGGCGATCAAATCAATTGGGAAATGCTATTGAAGCACGTTCCAAATGGAGAAGACATTCACGTCATCTCGCGCGATGGCGATTTTGGCGATGGTGAGAAAGTAGCGCAAAGATCCTCCTTTCTCCAGCAGGAATGGCATCGAAAAAAAGGGGGGGAGATGACTTTGTACGCAGGATTGGCCGAGTTTACAAAGGAGCACTTCCCGGACATCAAACTGCCTTCTGACGCCAAGCGGCTAGCCGCGGTCAAGGCACTAGCCAACTCCGGAAGTTTTTCTCAAACACACGACCAAATCGCACTTTTGAACAGTGTGTACGATGGCATAACCTCCGACGATGCTGTAATTCTCTTGCGAGCTTTCGTTGATAACGGCCAGATAGGCATGATTTACGATGATCATGACGTTAAGGATTTCTTCAGAAGGCTTCATTCTGACTTCTGCCTCTACTCCTCTCCAGATTTAGATTCCGAGCTACGAGCACACCAAGGTAGCGGCATCTTTCCTCTATTATAGAATAGAGATCGAATAGCGGAGCTAGAGCCAAACGCTTCATGAACCTACGTCAACCTGTGGAAAGCGATTTCCACAGGTAACTGTTCTGGCATCTACGCCCTCAAGCGTCACCAGATCACGCCATGGCTGACCTTGCCACCTTCACCGCTGTCGATCTCTCCCGCCTCCCCGCGCCCAGCGTCGTGGAGGCGCTGAGCTACGAGCGGATCTATGCGGACATGCTCGCGCGCCTGAAGGCGCTGATGCCGACGTTCGACGCCGCGGTCGAAAGCGACCCGGCGGTAAAGCTGCTACAGGTCTGCGCCTACCGCGAGTTCCTGCTGCGCGCCCGCGTCAACGACGCCGCCCGCGCCGTCATGCCGGCGTTCGCGATCGGCGCGGATTTGGATCAGCTCGCCGCGCTTGTCGGCATCGCCCGCCTCCTGATCGACGCCGGCGACGCCGCACGCGGCATCGCGCCGACCTATGAGAGCGACGATGAATTCCGCCGGCGGCTGGTGCTGGCCCCCGAAGGCTATTCGGTCGCCGGCCCGGCGGGTGCCTATATCTTCCACTCGCTGTCGGCGCACCCGGACGTGCTGGACGCCAGCGCCACCAGCCCGACGCCGGGACAGGTGGTCGTCACGGTCCTGTCGCGCGCCGGGGACGGTGCCGCTCCGGCCGCGCTGGTCGCCGCGGTCGACACGTATCTGTCGGCCGACGCCCGCCGGCCGCTCACCGACATGGTGCAGGTCCGCTCGGCCACCATCGTTCCCTATGCCATTGCCGCCACCATCACGACCTACGGTGGACCCGACCCGGCAATCGTCTTGAAGGAAGCGCGCGCGCGGCTCGACGCCTATGTCGCGCGCTGCCATCGTATCGGGCTCGATGTGACCCGCTCCGGGATCTTCGGCGCGCTGCATGTCGAGGGCGTCCACAACGTCACCCTGACCCAGCCCGCTGCGGACGTCGTGGTCGACCGGACGGCCGCAACGTGGTGCACCGGCATCACCATCAAGCCCGGCGGCGTCGGCGAATGACGCTCCTGCCCGCCAACGCCACGCCGTTCGAGCGCGCGATCGAGGCGAGCGTCGCGCGGATCTCCGACGTGCCGGTGCCGCTGCGCCAGCTCGTCAATCCCGACACCTGCCCGCCCGACCAGCTCCCGTTCCTCGCATGGGCGCTGTCGATCGACACATGGGACAGCGGCTGGCCCGAAGCGATCAAGCGCGCCCGCGTCCGTTCGGCAATCAGCATCCAGCGCCGCAAGGGAACCGCGGCTTCGCTGCGCGACGTCGTCACCAGCTTCGGCGGCGCGGTCGCGGTGCGCGAATGGTGGCAGATGAACCCGCCCGGCCCCGCGCACACCTTCTCGCTCGTCGTCAGCCTCGACGGCATTGTGCGCCCCGAGGCGACCGCCGCCTATGCCGATGCCGTGATCTCGGAGGTGGCGCGAACCAAGCCTGTCCGCTCGCACTTCACCTTCAGCCAGGCGCTCTCCGCAGCCGGCGCGATCGGCACCGTCGCCGCTGCGCGCCCCGCGATTCATGCGCGCCTGATGCTTGCCGCCTGAGGAACCGCCATGGCCCTGCAACTTGTCATCACCAACGCCGGTCGCGCTGCGATCATCAATCAGGCAAGCGGCGGCTTTCGCGCCGTACGCATCGCGGCGGTCGGCGTATCGCCCACGCCCTTCATTCCGCTGGCAACCATGACCAGCCTGTTTGGCGAAGTGAAACGTATTGCCAGTGTCGCCGGCGAAGCGACCGCAACCGACGTCGTGCACATCACGGTGACCGACGAAAGCAACGACGTCTACGCGATGCGCTCCTTCGCGCTGTACCTGTCGGACGGCACATTGTTCGCGATCTACGGACAGGCTGATCCGATCGTTGAGAAGGCGTCACAGGCGCTGCTGCTGCTCGCGCTGGACGTGACGCTTGCCGAAATCCCCGCGGCCAACATCACCTTTGGCAATGCCAACTTCACCAACCCGGCGGCTACGACCGACCGCGCAGGCGTCATCGAGCTGGCGACGATCGACGAAGCAAAAGCTGGCACCGACGCGCAGCGCGCGATCACGCCGGCGACCGCCCGCGGAGCGATAAAGGATTGGATCGGCTACACGCCGGTTCAGCAGGGCACCGGCGTCGGGCAGCAGCCGAATGTCGTCAAGATTGGGTGGTCCGGCTTCAAGCTGCTCGCCACCGTCGACGCCAGCGCGATGGGCGCCTTCGTCATGGAGGTTGGCAGCGATACGGTATGGCGCGTCAGCAATGACGGCGCCGGCTCCGGCCTCGACGCCGATCTGCTCGATGGTCAGGACGGCAGCTGGTACACCGATATCGCAAAGCGGCTCGGCTTCACCCCTGTCCAGCAAGGCACCGGCGTCAATCAGAAGACGAACGTCGTGAAGATCGGTTGGTCGGGCTTCAAGCTGCTCGCCACCGTCGACGCCGGCGCGATCGGATCGTTTGTCATGGAGGCGGGCGATGATGCCGTCTGGCGCACCAACAATGACGGTGCCGGCTCGGGCCTCGACGCCGACCTGCTCGATGGCCAGCAGGGCAGCTGGTACAGCGACGTTCCCGCCCGGCTCGGCTTCACTCCCATCCAACAGGGCACGGGCGTCGACCAGAAGGCCAACGTCGTGAAGATCGGGTGGTCGGGCTTCAAGCTGCTCGCCACCGTCGACACCGGCGCGATCGGATCGTTCGTCATGGAGACGAAGGACGACACCGTCTGGCGCACCAACAACGACGGTGCCGGGTCGGGGCTCGATGCCGATCTGCTCGATGGCAAGGATGGCAGCTGGTACACCGACGTCGCCACCCGGCTCGGATTTACCCCCGTCCAGCAGGGCACTGGCGTAGACCAGAAGCCAAACGTCGTAAAAATCGGGTGGTCAGGCTTCAAGCTGCTCGCCACCGTCGACACCGGCGCGATCGGATCGTTCGTCATGGAGACGAAGGACGACACGGTCTGGCGCACCAACAATGACGGTGCAGGCTCGGGCCTCGACGCTGACCTTCTCGACGGTAATCACGCCAGCGACTTCGCTCTGTCCTCACACAAGCACGTCGCCGCCGACATTTCCGCCGCATTCACCGGCTCACTGTCTGGCAACGGCTACACCGTCTTACCCAACGGCCTGATCCTGCAATGGGTCACCGGCGCGCAGCAGGCAGCCAGTTCCGAGGGCACGCAATACGTGGCGTTCCCGATCTCTTTCAACACCTGCTTTCAGGTCATCACGTCGACACAGGTGGCCAATCCGAACATCGAGTCGCACGCCGTATATCAGCTCATCAGCTATACGACTGAGGGTGCGACCGTCATGCGCCAGCTGGTCAGCTCGTCCGGCGCCGATCGCGAGCCGAGCTGGCCGCGCCTCTTCGCCATCGGAAAATAAGGGAGTCGCATCCATGTCACTTCACTACAGCCCGAGCCGCAACACCTTCTTCGACGATCGTGTGCATGCCACGCTCCCCGACGACTCCCGTCCGGTCACGGCCGAGGAACATGCCCGATTGCTCGATGCGCAGAGCGCCGGCAAGGTGATCACGCCCGGCAACGATGGCGAACCCACCGCGCGTCGCCCCGCCGAAAATGGCGAGCAGCTGCGCGCCCGTCTCATCAAGGCCACCAAGCGCGAGGCTGCGCGCCGGATCGACGCTGTTGCCCCATTGTGGCGCCAGATCAATGATTGGCGTGACCTTTGCCACATGCCGCCCGGCGAGCAGCGCACCGCGATCGAAGGACGGCTCGATGCGATCAACGCCATCCGCGCCGCCTCCAACCGCCTGGAACAGCAGCTCGCCGGCATGACCGCGCGTCAGCTCGCCAAGGCGGACATCGCCGACGACACCTACTGGACCCAAGGAGCAGCAGCATGAAGATCATCATCGGCGCCTACGATGCCGCCACGCGCACCGTTCACGTTACCTTCGAGCAGGGCGCGATCGAGCACAAGCGCGCGGTAAACGCCTGCCTTGATGCCGAAGGTAGCTATGACGAGGCTGCAACCGCGGCGCGCGTCCACGACGTCGCCCGCGGCGTGGCGCAGAAGATCCTCGTCGGTGCGATCACCGAACCCGAGACAATACCGCAAGCTTGAGCCGATCAAGGTGAAGTCGCGTTTTGGTGGGAAGCGGACTTTTGCACCCCATCGTTCATCACACACGGTGAACCCCGAAGATCGTATAGATCCCATCCTCGCAGCCGTTTCCAAACGCCCCTGCGTCTATGGCTGCAACGGCTTCGTCCAGGCTCGCGAACAAACAATGCTCGTTTACATGAAGCTCTTTGGCAATCGAGTTGCATGACAACGGGGAGTGCTCAAGAAAGTCTCCGAACACCACAACGTCGTAACCGAGCAGTGTCGAGGCACCCGAGGTGGGGACGCGAACATCGTCCACGACAGCGGCAGAGCTTGCGGGCAAGCGCGCTCGCCAGTTAGCAGGATCAAACGTCCACCCATCGGACTCTTGCTCGCGGTCGTAGGCAGTGAAGTAGAGCAGGGCTGCATCGCTCACGTCAGCGCCAGCATCGGCGGCCAAAGACACGAGAACATCGGGATTGTTTGCCAAGCCGAAGCCGTTGTGCTGCCATGCTCCTTGTACATCGACTACGTTGTCGTTGACGCAGTCGGACACGCTGCAAACGTCTTTGATGTGGCCGGGACCAGTAGCGAGCCACTCCGGGGGTGGCGCGAGGCGCTTCAAGAGATAGCCGGCAGGAACCATAAGCGGGCAATACACCCACGAGCAAATGTCCGCTATCGGGCGTTTGCGGCCGGGCCGCTTACGATGCCCGCGCTGAACGTCGCGACGTGGTGGAGAGCGGACCATGGCCGACTGTCTGAGGTTAAGGCCCACGTCGACGCGTTAATGCCTGCATCAGCCAAATCAGACCTGCATATAGCAGCACCGCGCCGCATTGAAGGACGGGCAAAAAGGCAAGCACAATTCCATTCTGGGCATCGGCGACCAAGAACACAGGCGGCAAGAGCCAAGCTGATGATACGACCACAACCAATTGGGCGGCGAAATAGGATCGTGAGGTCCAAACATGCTGAGATGACTTTACGAGCAACGCGGCCACGGCCGCCGGCAAGCTCAGCCAGCACGCGAGGAAGACGCTATAGCCGATTCCGGCTACGAGGTCGCCTTTCCGAAAAACCAAGCCAAGTACGGAAAGCAAGAGGACGCAAGCGTAAGCAGCGAGCAACCAGGTAGCAATCAGGCTGAGCCGAACACGTTCCACGACGTGAACCTACCGGGCTTCGCGATCGTCCGCTACTGGGCGCTAGCGGACCTAAGGCCGCGTCTCATAACCAGCTGCGTATGGCGGCAGTTCTCGGATTGCCGCCTCGAAAGCATCACGAATCTCCGTCTGGCTAAAGCCACGATCCCAAAGCTCAGTCGCCATGTATTTCATGGCCTCTGGTAGAACCGGGATGTGGGGCCACGGATTGCTTAAGTGCTGCTCGCGGAGAGTCTCTCCGACGCGGTCAACAGTCCCCATCCACTCGTTCTGCCATTTGTCGTCGGGATCGTAGTCGGCCATGGACGCGATTGTATCGGTCACACGAAACGTCGGCAATTGGGCGTAAGCGGACTACCTGCTTCTGGGCGTTTTCGGACATCGCGCCGGGTGACTGCGGCGGAAGATATACCTCCGCCGCGGTCATCCTGCGCGACGTCCGAAACGCCTAATTGCGGACACATGGCACGGCCGATATGCTCGCCGTATGCGTGTAGCGAATATCGTTAGCGGGCTTATCTCGGCGCTGTGGTTTGCCCTCTTCGTCATGGGTCGAGGGATCATACACGAGGCTTACTTACAGGAGCACGTTAATTTTCCAAGCGCTGAGCAAGTAGATTATTACATGATCTACCCGCTTCTGGCGCTTGTACTGATCCTGCTCGCTAGTTTGGCGAGCAACATTTGGCGAAAGCCAGTTGTTGCATTGGCTCCAGCGATCGTCATTGGCTTCGCAATCCTGCCTTTCCTCTTCGTATACACCGGCGGGATGTGACGCTTAGATGTCCGACTTTGGTGGACAGCGGCCGGTCCGCTTTGAGTTTACGAATTTCGGCATCGAGCGGTTGAGCCGGGAAGGTTCTAGCTTGTCGACCAGCCGCCATAAAAACAAAGTCGGGTTGAACCGCGGCATCCGTTACAAGCATGGTCCGCGGCTCACCTCGGCGTGGTGGCTGCTGATCGTCTTCGTGGACAAGGTAGCCCACGATGCACTTGCGTCTTCCTTTCGGACGGTAGCCGCGCAGCTTTATACCTACACGTCCGTGAATTTTCGACACGGTGTCTGAATAGAGGATCGATCGATCCGCTGAAACATGACCGCAAAGTGTGAGCCGATATCCGACAAAGGCCGGCAAATCGGCTCGGACGGCATCGATTGAGGGATGATTGCCGGCCACAGTCGCACCGAGCAGAAGGAGCGAAGCTATTATCGTCATACGACCGGCAGCGTATGGCCGGATGAATAAGCGGCCGCAATCGAGCGGCGCAAAGACAGCCTCGAAGCGTCCGCTATTGGGCGGAACCGGTCATTGTCGCATGCGCCTCGCCCGAGGCAGCGTGTCTGGAGCCACCCATTCCTGTGGAATGCCGTTTCCACAGGAACAGGCCCGCGCGAGATAGCGCCTTCGGCGGCATGGTCCGGCACCGTGACCGCCATTTCCGATCCCCGCCGCTTGGCCGGCAACCTGATCCAGCTAGGCACGATCGACCATGTTGATCTGGCCGCGGCGACGTGCCGCGTGCGCGTCGGCGAGATCGAGACCGCCGACCTGCCATGGCTCACCGCGCGCGCCGGAACGACGCGCATCTGGTCGGCGCCGAGCGTCGGCGAGCAGTGCCTGCTGCTGTGCCCGGAAGGCGACATGGAAGGCGGCATCGTCCTGCCCGGCCTGTTCTCCGACGCGAACCCCGCCCCCGCCAGCACCGCGCTGGATCTGATCCGCTTCAGTGACGGTGCCGAGCTGGCCTATGACGCCGCCGGCGCCGGCCTGAAGCTCACGCTTCCCGGCGGACGCCCACTGACGATCGTCGCGCCGGCCGGGATCAGCCTCACCGGCCCGGTCAAGGTGGACGGCAAGCTCGACTGTACCGACACCATTACCGCCGCGACCGACGTCGTTGGTGGCGGCAAGAGCCTCAAGGATCACATCCACACCAAGGTGCAGGCAGGCGGCGCGGTTTCGGGTCCACCGCAATGATCGGCATGGACGCGACCACCGGCAAGCCGCTCGCCGGCGAGGATCACCTGCGCCAGTCGGTGCGGGACATCCTGTCCACCCCGCTCGGCAGCCGCATCGCACGGCGCGACTATGGCTCCCTGCTGCCCGAGCTGCTGGATCAGCCGATGAACGCGCTCGGCCGCATGCGGCTGATCGCGGCGACAGCGCTGGCGCTCGCCCGCTGGGAACCGCGCATCCGCGTCACCGCCATCAACGTCGCGCCTGCGGCGACCGGCGTCACCACCATGACGATCGACGCCACCCGCCTCGACGTGCCCGCGCCGAACGCCCGCACCCGCCTGCTCGTCCCCCTCGCCCGCACCGTCTGAAGGAACTGCCCATGCACGGCATCACGTACACCGAACTCAATCAGGGCGCCCGCTCGCTCGTCACCGTCGCGACTGCCGTTATCGGCATGGTCGCGACCGCGACCGCACCGGCCGGCGCACCGACCGCCGCGCTGGACGCCGCCTTCCCGCTCAACCGCCCGGTGCTGGTCGCCGACCTTGATGCCGCGATCGGCGTCGCCGGCAACGGCGGCACGCTGCGCCTCGCACTTCAGGCGATCACCGATCAGGTGCGCGCGCCGGTCATCGTTGTGCGCGTCGCGCCGGGCGCGGATGCCGCCGGCACAACGGCCAATGTTATTGGTGGCACCACCAACGGCCAGAAGACCGGGATGCAGGCGCTGCTCGCCGCGGAGGCGCAGCTTGGCGTCCGCCCGCGCATCCTCGGCTGCCCCGGCCTCGACAGCGCCGCGGTCACCGCAGCGCTGGTCACCGTCGCGGACAAGCTGCGCGGTTTCGCCTATGCCGGCGCGGGCGGTGCCGACGCCGCAGCGGCCATCGCCAACCGCGCCACCTTCTCGTCGCGCAGGCTGATGCTGCTCTATCCCGACTTCGTCGCCTTCGACACGGTTGCGACGGCAAACGCCACCAGCTTCGCGGTCGCGCGCGCGCTCGGCCTGCGCGCCAAGATCGACCAGGAGACGGGCTGGCACAAGACGCTTAGCAACGTACCGGTGGAAGGCGTGCTGGGGCTCACCAAGGATATCGGCTTCGACGTCATGGACGCAACGTGCGAGGCGAACCTGCTGAACGCCAAGGAAGTCACCGCGCTGGTCCGCACGCCGGCGGGCTACCGCTTCTGGGGCAACCGCACCACCGCGCCGACCGGCGACCTGTTCGCGTTTGAGTCGACGGCGCGCACCGCCGACGTGCTGACCGACACGATCGTCAACAGCCTGCTGTGGGCGATCGACAAGCCGCTGCGCCCGTCGCTGGTCAAGGACATCGTCGAGACGATCAACGGCGGGCTGCGCCAGATGAAGGCCGAGGGCCGCATCGTTGATGGCCGGGCGTGGTTCGAGCAGAAGGCCGGCAAGAACGACACCGCCTATCTGTCGGCCGGCAAGCTGGCGATCGACTATGATTACACGCCCGTCCCGCCGCTCGAAAACCTCAACCTCACCCAGCGCATCACCGACAGCTACCTCGCGGATTTCGCGAAGGGGCTGGCGGGCTGACGCGCGCACCATCGTCCCACCTCGATCAACGGAGCTGAACCATGGCGTTGCCCGCGCTGCTGAAGAACATGAACCTTTTCAACGAAGGCCAGAGCTGGCTGGGCGAGGTAGCCGCGGTCACCATCCCGACGCTCACCCGCAAGCTGGAGGAATATCGCGGCGGGGCGATGGACGGCCCGATCAAGTACGACATGGGCGGCGAGGCGCTTGAACAGGAGGCGACCTATGGTGGACCGATGCGCGAGATCCTGCGCCAGTTCGGCCATACGTCGGCATCTGGCATCTACCAGCGCTTTGTCGGCTTCTATCAGGACGACTCCAGCGATCGCACCGCAACGATCGAGATCACCACGCGCGGCCGGCACGAGGAAATGGAGTTCGGCGACCAGAAGCCGGGCGAGCCGGGCGAGTTCAAGGTCAAGTCCGCGCTCACCTATTACCGGCTCGACTGGGACGGCGTGACAGAGATCGAGATCGACCGCCTCAACATGGTTTTCATGGTCGGCGGCGTCGACCGCCTCGCCGAGCAGCGCGCCGCCATCCTCTGACCCCCGGCGCGGGCTGCCCCCTTGCCTGCTCCCACCTCGGCCGGCGCCTCACCAGCGCCGGCCGCTTTCTCTCGCTGGATTGACCCATGACCGAACAGACCACCATTGCCGCCGCGTCGACCATCGCGCTTGCCGCCGCCAGCTTCACGCTCGACGGCCCCGTCACCCTCAACGGTGCCGAGGTGATCGCCGCCGGTACCGAAATCCATGTGCGCAAGCCCATGTCGGGCGAGCTGCGCGGGCTCACGATCAACGCGCTGCTCAATTGCGACGTCGCCGCACTGCTGACGATCGCGCCGCGCATCACCACCCCCGTCATCCCGAAGGGCGCGACGATGGACCCGGCCGACCTGACTCAGCTCGGCGGCGAGGTGATGGATTTTTTGCTGCCGAAGGCGGCGAAGGCAGCCTTGCCGACGACGTAGACGAGGCGATGGCGGACGTGGCGACCGTCTTCCACTGGTCGCCCGCCGCCATGGACCCGATGCCTCTGGCCGAGCTGATGCGCTGGCACGCCCGCGCGCTCGACCGCTTCAAGGCGATGAACACTCCCGCCAAGGCGCGCTGACCGCATGGACCGCAATCTCCGCATCCGCATGCTGCTCGAAGCCGGCGACCGCTTCTCCAAGCCGCTGCGCGATCTCGCCAGCGGCGGGCGCAATGCCGACGCGGCACTGAAGGGCGCGCGCGACCGGTTGAAGGAGATCGAGCGCACCAAGGGCAACGTCGACGCCTTCCGCCAGCTCAAGACCGACTCGGTCGCTACCGGCCGCGCGCTCGAAGGTGCCAAGACGAAGGTCGGCGAGCTGTCGCGCGCGATGGCGCAGGCTGAGACGCCGACGCGGGCAATGACGCGGGATCTGGAGCGCGCGCGCCGCGAGGTGGCGAGCCTGACGCGTCAGCACGAGGGCGAGGAACGCCAGCTCCACGAGCTGCGCACCGCGCTGCGCGAGGCTGGCGTCGCGACCAACGATCTGGCGCGCCACGATCGCGAGCTGCGAGCCGCTGCGACCGGCGCCAATCGCGAGCTGGAAGAGCAGCTTCGCCGCACCGACCAGCTCGCCGATCGACAACGCCGGATGGGGGCGGCGCGCGAGCGCTTCAACCGCATGCAGGACATGGCCGGCAACATCGCCGGTGCCGGGGCTGGTGCCATTGCCGGCGGCGTCGCGGTCGGTGCGGGCGTCTGGGAAGGCGTGAAGGCCGCGCAGTCCTTCGAATCGGTAATGACCGATATCGCGCAAAAGGCCGATCTGAGCCGGGTGCAGGCCGCGCGCATGGGCAAGGAGCTGCTCGGCGCGGCGCGCGCCGCTAACCAGCTTCCCGAGGATCTGCAAGCCGGTGTCGACGTGCTGGCAGGCTTCGGCCTCGATCCGCGTCAGGCGGTGGCGATGATGAAGCCGATCGGGCGCGCAGCGACCGCCTACAAGGCCGAGATCGCTGACCTATCGTCGGCCGCGTTCGCCGCCCACGACAATCTCAAGGTGCCGATCGCCGACACCGGGCGGATGATCGATGCGATGGCGCAAGCCGGGAAGTCGGGCGCCTTCGAGATCAAGGACATGGCGCAGTATTTCCCGACGCTCACCGCCGCCTATCAGGGGCTGGGGCAGACGGGTGTCAACGCCGGCGCGGATCTCGCCGCTGCGGCGCAGATCACGCGCAAGGGTGCTGGCGACAGCGCCACGGCTGCCACCAACCTCGCCAACATCCTGCAGAAGATCAGCTCGCCAGCGACCAACAAGGCGTTTTCCAAGCTGGGCGTCGACCTGCCCGCCGCGCTCCAGCGCGCCTATAAGGAAGGCAAAACGCCGATCGAGGCGCTTGCCGAGCTGACGAACCGCGCGCTCAAGGGCGATCTCAGCAAGCTCGGCTATCTGTTCGAGGATGCGCAGGTGCAGCAGGGGCTGCGCCCGCTGATCCAGAACATCGGCGAATATCGCAAGATCCGCGCCGAGGCGATTGCCGCTGCACAGGCGAACCGCACCACCGACACCGACTTCGCCGAACGCCTGAAGGACAGCGACCAGCAGACCAAGGCGCTGGCGATTAACGCCAAGGTGCTGGCGGTGAATATGGGCACCCTGCTGTTGCCTGCGGTCAATGGCGTGACCGAAAAGCTGGCGGCGCTGACCGGCTTGGTCGCAAGCGCCGCCGAGCGCCACCCGCTGCTCGCCAAAGGCGCCGCGCTCGCCGCGGCCGGGCTCGCCGTCCTGATGGTGACGTTCGGCGTGCTGGCGATTGGCGCGGCGGCAATCCTCGGTCCGATCGCGCTCGCCAACGCCGGGCTGGTCGCGATGGGGATCACCGGCGGCGCGGCCTCGATCGGGTTGTTCCCGATCATCGCGACGATCGCCGGCGTCGTCGCGGTCGCGACGCTGCTCGCCGGCGCCGCCTACCTGATCTACCAGCATTGGGGCGCGATCAGCGGCTTCTTCACCAGGCTCTGGGTGGGCGTAAAGGGCGCGTTCGCCAGCGCCGGTGCCTTCATCATGGACTGGGGGCCGCGTGTCGGCCGCTTCCTCATGGACGGGCTGCTGACGATGTTGAGCCCCGACCGACTAGTCGCGCGCATCGTCCAGCTCGGCCGCGCCGCGATCGGCGCGTTCAAGGGCGTGCTGGGCATCCATTCGCCCAGCCGCGTGTTCGCTGGGCTTGGCGGCTTCATGATGGCCGGGCTCGACCGCGGCCTGGACGATGGCGCACGCCGGCCGATCGCGAACGTCCGCCGCGTCGCCGGTGCGCTCGCCGGCACCTTCGCGGCCGGCGCCGCGGTTGCCGCACCGGGGCTTGACATGGAGGCGCGCGGTGCTGGTGCGCGTCAGGCGCTGTCGCGAGGTGCCGGTGCGCTGGCGCAGTTCCGCGCGATCGAGCGAGGCCGCGACGCGTCGCGATCGGCGCCCGCACCCGCTGGGCCGGCCGAGTATCACTTCCACATCACGCAGGCGCCCGGCCAGTCGGCCGAGGATCTGGCGCGCGCGATCCGCGCGGAATTGCAGCGCATGGAACGCCAGAACGCCGCAGCGCGCCGCTCCACCTTCCGCGATGATCCCGATGGAGCCGACGTATGAACCTCATGGCGCTGGGCATGTTCGTCTTCTCGTTGCCGACACTGGCCTATCAGGAGCTGGCGCGCGAGCGATCGTGGCGCCACGCGCGCGCGGGTCGCGTCGGCGCGCTCGATGCCGTCCAGTTCACCGGGCGCGACAATGACGAGATCACGCTGTCGGGCGATGCGCCGGCCGAGCTGATGGCCGGCCGCGCCTCGATTGACCAGCTGGTCGACATGGCGAAGGACGGCGCCGCATGGCCGCTCGTCGCCGGCACCGGGGCGATCTACGGCAACTTCGTCATCACCAAGATCAGCGAACGCCACACCGCCTTCTTCGCCGACGGCACGCCGCGGCTGATCAACTTCACGCTCACACTGCTCGAAGTCGACGCGCAGCCCGCGCCGGTGGCCGTATGACCGAGGCAAACGTCGCCGATTACCGCATCACGGTCGACGGCAAGGACCTGACCCCGCGTCTGAAGGGTACAGATGGCGCAGCCGGGCGCACACCACGCGCGCGCCTGATCGGGCTGCGCCTGTCCGAGAAGCGCGGCGGCGATGCCGACCAGCTTGAAATGACGCTCGACGACAGCGACGGGCTGCTGGAGATCCCGCCGGCCGGCGCCACGATCACCGTCAAGCTCGGCTGGGCGAGCGGCAACGACGTAGCGGTCGGGCTCGTCGACAAGGGCAGCTTCGTGGTCGACGAGATAGAACATAGCGGCCCCACCGACCAGCTCGTCATCCGCGCGCGCTCCGCCGACCTGACCAGTGCAATCCGCACCCGCCGCGAGCATAGCTGGCGATCGACGACGTTGGGGGCCATCGTGAAGGCGGTCGCTGCGCGCAACAAGCTCAAGCCGCGCGTGTCGGCCGCGCTGGCGGGGATCGCAGTGCCCGCGCTGGCGCAGAGCCGTGAGAGTGACATGGCGCTGCTACGTCGGCTCGGCCGCGAGCATGACGCAACCGCCACCGTGAAAGCCGGCGCGCTGATCTTCGCGCCGATCGGCAAGGCTGTGACCGCCAGCGGCGCGGCTATTCCCGGCCTGACGATCACCCGGCGTGATGGCGACCGACATACCTTCAAAATCGAGAAGCGCGAGGAAGCCGGCGCGATAGAGGCGGCGTGGCACGACCGTAAGGGCGCGAAGAAACAGGTGGTGAAGGTCGGCGGCGGAACGGGAGAGGCGAGGCGGCTGGCACGCACCTACGCCAGCGAGGCCGGCGCGCGCGCCGCTGCAAAGGCAGAACTCGGCCGCGCCGCCCGCGCGCCCCGCAAGCTGGACCTCGGACTCGCGCTTGGCCGGCTGGAGATCTACCCCGACCGGCCGGTGACCGTCCGCGGCTTCAAGGCGCCGATCGACGGGACGAAGTGGATCGTCAGCGACGTCACGCACGAGCTGATCGCAAGTCGCGGCTTTGAAACCGCCGTAACGCTGGAAAGCACCGGAACTTAGCTGGCGAACTTACGGGCCTTTATCTCTACATAACAAATATCATAAGCATTTATTAGGCGGTACACAGTGATTTTAGCTATGCGCAACTGAATGGCAGCCAATGCGATGTTGCCGTGATTATCAAGAAGCGCGGCTTCGAGCGCACTCCGCTGAGCGTAAGCCATCGTCCCCTCAGTCTCACAAGCTCGTCGCTCGGTGCCCCGAGCCACAACCTGATCTTGATTAGAAGAAATTTGCTGGTAACCGTTCAACGTATCCAGCTCCCGTGCAGCGCTCATCCAGAACCACCTTCCCGATTCTCACGCCTTTCTGGCGCAACTTGGGGCAGTTACGAGAGCCATCCGCAGATGGATGCACAAACCTCTTAGCTTTGACTTACAAGAAGCGCTACTCGATCGAGATTTCTCCCTCGCCATAGGCAGCTCGCTCGAAAACGTTCGTTCCCTCACGTAGCGGTGCCGACGACAGAATCTCCAGCCGCGCCAACGCTCCGCGGACCAACTGCTCGGCGACAAGCTGCTCGGCCGGGCGTCGGACATCGGGATTTGACGATGCAAGATTCTTCCGCAGCCCCGCACCGAGGCGGCTCAACTGATATCTGACGCGCCAAACCAGCTCGGCTTCGTTGACCTGCCTCATAGTCACTCCGATTCGATTTTTCGCTCCCGTGTTCCCTATCCGTTCTACGTGCAAGGCACTAGTCGCCACGCCCCGCGTGCTTTTACAGGACGTTAGCAGTCACATTTTTTCGTCGCTAATTTCATCTGGCCTGAGTAGGGCAGCACTGGGGAATAAGAAGGTGCGGGGAAATCGTGCAACAGCGGGTGGTAGGTAAAGCTGCGGATCGCGGCACCATATTGGCGCGTCTGACCTTCTTCTTAGGCTTCTCGCTGCCTTTTCCGGGCTTGCTGATACCTAACGCAACGTCGTCACCTCGCTACACCGATTTGGCAGTAGCGCTGTGCATTCCGTTCGCGTGGGCGCTTTATAATCGGACGATCCGAAACAGCAGCACTGTGCCGTTCATGCTAGCTTGGCAGGCGGCAATCGTGGTGCCCGCCGTTGTGCATTATCTGACGTTCGGCAGCTTCGTCATCGCCGACTACGTCTATTACATGCGCTGGGCACTTGCCATTGCGCTCGCGGCGCCGCTTGCGCAGATCATGCCCGGCAATCCACGATTGCAGCGCATGTTCCTGCTCGGGATCATCGCCGGTGCAGCGCTGCACGTTCTTACGATCTGGTTTGCCTCGATCGGCGGCAAACCACTCCTGCTGCAAATCGGATTCGCTTCACCGCGCGTGAAGGACACCACCTATTTCGGCGAAACGCGTATCACCTCGCTTTCCGAACACGCCAACAATGCGATGATCCTTATCGCAATGTCGGTTCCGGCAGCCGTATCGTACCGACTCGTCGCGCCTCGCGATAAGGGGCTGTGGATCGTCGGCGTGTCGCTGGTGCTGCTCGTCATCGGCTTCTACTTCACGCTCACCCGGTCGGCGACACTTGGCGCTTTCATCGCGATCGCAATCGGCGTGCTTCAGGTCTTCAAGCGCAGTGAGAAGAGTGCCGTCTGGTTCCGCGTGATCTTCGCGGTGCTGGCCGGGATCATGGTGCTGCTCGCCATCCAGCTATCGCAGTTCGAGATCGGGCAGGATCGCTTGGCGGAACGCATCGCCTCTAAGGGTTTGGACAAGAATCTGTCGGGCCGTTTGCACACGGTCGAGGCGACGATCGACTTGTTGCTGCACCATCCGCTCGGCACCGGCTGGTCGCAATTCCTGAAGCGGATCACACTCGCGGACGGACTCACCGCCAGCCACAATGGCTATCTGTTCACCGCGCGGATCATGGGCCTGCCCTTGCTGCTCCTGATCGTCATCGGGCACGCACGCCTTGTCTGGCGGATCGCGTCGACGCGTCGAATCGACGCATTGCCGCCAATGATCTGCTTTCTGCTTGTCGTCATGTTCGCCGAGGACGTGACGCAAGGTATGTCGATGGTGTTCCTAGTCACCTTCATGGCGTTTTGCGGTTACAAGTTCGCGCCTTGGGCATCGACGCTTTACCGAAGCGCGCTGGTCCCGCCCGCCGCGCCAACTCGGGGAAGCATGTCGCCGGGTAGGACGACCGGCGTACCGCTCAACCGGTAAGATCCGCTGACTGACTGTGATGGCGCACAGAAGGGGCGCGCCATCACAGTTTTTCCTACCTGCAACGTCGCGGGCGTATTCGCCTTCGTTGCCCAAGCGATGGTTTGCACGGTCGATCCAGTTCGAACCAAGACGGCGGTAAGGTCGTCGCCCTCATACGTCTGGAGCACAGTGCCACGCCGGACGAGCTGGTTGGCCAAGGTAGCGGCACATGCTCCCGGCTTGGGCGCCATGTTGAAATCGTACAGGCCGAAATGGCTTTCAATATCGTCGGGATTGGTGCCGCTGTCCTTTAGCTCATAATACCAGATACCCGCGATCCACGGCCGGCTGTTCGCCAGCAAAGTGAACTGGGCGACGGCCGCGGCGGCCTCATCCGGTGAGATATGGCAGGTGCCGCCGTCGGTCGGCCAGCCGAATTCAGAGACATAGATCGGCATGCTCGACTTGCCGATCGCGACCATGTCGGCGCGCAGACGATCAAGCCGCCCGATCATGTCAGCGGCGGCTCGATTGCGACGTGGGGCACTGCAATGATTGTAGACGTGTACCGAAACGCCATCGGCCAGAGCGGCCTCGGGACGGCGTAGCAGCGCCTTCGTCCAGCGAAACTCCAGATCCTGCTGGTCATCAGCCGCTCCGCCGATCAGCACCTTGGCAGCGGGCAGCGCTCGCCGGATCGCGGGTACGCTGGCGTTGACCAGATTGGCATAGCCCTCAACGGTCCCGCCCGTCTGATTGTCGGGGTTCTTGTCCCACTCGTTCCAGATTTCGATCAGGCTGCCGCGCGGAAAGGCCGAAAGACCCTGCTGCAGGGCGGCCGCAAATGCCTGAACCCGGTTGGCCGGCGTGCTACCTTCCGGCCATGTGTTGACGATCAGCAGCGGCGACTGTGGGGTGGCGGCCGAGGTCGCGAATGCGCCGAACTGACCCAGCACTGATTTCTCGAGCGCCGAGCCGGCCCGCAGCCGGGTAAAGCGCCCCATAGAGGCTACGTCACGCCAAGATTCAAAACCAAGTCGTCGGATGGCAGTGGCGGATTGGCCGGGGACGTAGTTCGACCCGGTGACCTTGGACCCGAAGTGGGTGTTGATCCCAAGAATAAGCGGAGCCGATCGTGACGCCGGCTTCGTCGACGCAGCCGGTTGCGGCATACCCGCCCATGAGGACAGCAGCAAAGCCAGCGTCAGCGACGCCATTGAGCGCAGAACCATACCCACTCCGTATCAGGCACACGCCTCATACCGCAGTGTTACGGAATGAACCACCAAGACCGGCTTGCCCACGTCGTGAGCGGCAATCGTTGGATCGGACCGGGAGCAGCGGCAACGCCGGTGCACCGACCCTCTCCACAAATTTAACTATCGAGTGAAATCGACTACCAGATTAGCAGAAGGCACACACCGGCAATCAGCGCGAGCGCTTGCAGCCGTAACAAGGTCGCGTCCCCCGTATCAACGCTGCCCAGATCAAACGCGAATGCGCCAGCCTCTTCCATAAGCCTCCCCCTAGTCTCTAATCCCGCGCTATGACGCGGCTTGCTCCATCCCCATGGAGCAGCGAACTGATAGATGAAGCTCTTGCTAAATGGAAGCGTCGAAGAATCTATGCGCGAGTTCACAGTGTCTATCGTTGGGATCGATTTTCCAAACGAAGATCGTGCGAAAAGCAATCGCCGATCCGAGCTGCTGATGCTGCCGCCGGGCGTGCCGATGGAGCTGCGCCCCGAGCCCCGTAACCGTCACGATCCTCAAGCAATTGCCGTCTTCAGCCCCGCCGGCGTCCAAGTCGGCTACATTACAGCTGAGCGCGCCCCATGGATGGGTTCTCGGATACGCAATGGCGAGGACGTTCGCGCGATCTACCAAGGGCTTGTGGGATCGTCTGGCTATCTACGCGTTCGAGTAGGAGGCGGGGACCCCTCTTTGCCACCTGTCGCGTTTGCCCCAGAGAAACCACGCGACCCGCAAGAACTCGCAGAAGCCGGGGATGGATTTTGGCCTGACGATGATGGGCCGGAATGGGGAGCCTAGCGGCGCTGATTAATCAAGCAACGCCACTTCCCATACAACGTCATAAGCATTCACATCAATGTGAACCACAGGCGGGGGGTATCACAGTCGCTTGATTATATGTGAAACGCGCCCCACCACATTGATTTCATCCGGATGCGCCTCGTCCGGAGGGACACGATCGTTATCAGACAGGATCGTAACTTTGTCGCCTCGCACCCGCAGGCGCTTCATCATGGCGATGTCGCCGATTGTGAAAGCCCAGATTGCATCCTGATCCTGCACGCGGCGATCGGAACGATCGATCAGGACAATGTCGTCATCCTCGATCGTCGGCGACATGGAGTTTCCACGCCCGCGCGCCCACGTCAGCGAAGCAGCCGGCGTTCGTGTCATCGCCTCCAGCCACGGTCGCGGGAAGTGCATAACCTCGACGTTGACGTGCCCGTCTGCGAAGGTTCCGCCCATACCATAAGCCATGTCGATCGAGGCGACAGGGACCAGGTCGAACATCTCCGCAATCTGCGCAGAAGAGGGCGCAGGCGGAGCGGTGCTTGCCGGATTGTCTGTTTCGCCGGTCAGGTACTCGACTGACGTGGACAGCTCTCGAGCAATTTTATGCAGGTGCGACGACGAGCGCTGCTCGCCTTTGATTAATCCGTTGATCGTGCTCTGATTCACACCAACCCGCCGGGCCAATTCCGACTGGCTCATTCCGAGGCTGCCCAGCTGCGCCGTTATGCGGTCACCGTAGATCACGTGATCTCACTAACGGCAAAGCGGTAAATCTCACCGTGCATTTTCCGGTCGACGGTTTACCGGTACACCGGTAGTTCATAGGAATGGGCATAGAAACACATTCCGATGCGCCGTTGGCGAGGGCTGTTCGAGCTGCAGGCAGCCAGTCTGCATTTGGTCGTTTGATCGGTCGTCGCCAGTCCACCATCTTCATGTGGTTGAGCAACGACACCCCGCTCCCCGCCGAACTGGTTCTGCGAGTTGAGCGCGAGACTGGCATCTCGAAGCACGATCTGCGTCCCGACATTTATCCCCCTACCTCCGCTACCGGGATGCCCATCGGGCACGAGAATGTCGCGTGCGATCGTCCCTCAGTTTCGCAACAGGCACAGGCATGACGCACTTCCGCGCCCCTCTCACCTTCCCCGGTGCGATGACGCAGGTCGCCGGGCTGATCGGCTATCCAGCTGCGGCCAAGATCGCCGGTCGCGCAGAGCGCACGGTCTATTCTTGGGCACACCCGACCAGCAAGACGGTCCCGCCGGTTGATCAGGCGCTCGCCTTCGACGCGGCTTGGCGCGAAGCTGGCGGCGTCGGTGCCCCGTTCCTTGACGCCTTCGCCTTCCAGCTCGGGCTGGTGATCGAGCGTCAGGACGCCTGCGCCCGCGCGCTGGTCGCCGATGTCGGCAACGTTTCCCGCGAGACGGGCGAGGCGATCGCTGCCGCCCTCTCGCTCACCAACACCAATGCCTCGCCGCTGGATGCGCACCGCGCATTCGCCGAGGTGACGCAAGCCGCTGGCGCGATCGACGCGCTTCAACAGCGGGTCGCCAGCTTCCTTCCGTCCGGCGCGGGGCCGGACGCAGGGTCGACGGGGGTTACACGGTGAGAAGGAACTATACGAAGCGGGCGCCGATGGTGCTGTGCCCGCACTGCCAAAGCGCGGCCGCGATCCGCACCAGCGAACAGCAGACGCGACTGGTTCGAGAACTGCTGCTGCTGTGCAGCAACGACGCCTGTGGCTTCCGGTTCGTGGGGCAGATCGTCGCGGTGCGCACGATCCAGCCGAGCTACGCGCCGCATCCGGCCATCTCCCTTCCGCTCGTTGTCAGATCGCGCCCGGCGAATGACGACGCTCCCATCCCCGCCAACGATGAACGCGCGCCGGCCGCTGACGTCGAACCGATGCCCTGATCGCCGCGCGCTCACCCGCGCGCTCACCATCACCGTCCCACTCCGGCCGATCGCAACTCCCGCTTTCGGCAACGCCCCCGCTTTGTCCCGAAAGGATCGCCTTCATGATGCACGCTTTCCCACGAACCTTCGCGCTTGCGACCAGCCGAGCCGTTCGCGGCGCGCCGCCTGCCCTTGCGTTGCCGCCGCTCACGCCGGCGACGTACCTACGCCTTTGTCGTCACTCCGCCAGCCTGTCGCGCGCGGCGGTGGCCGCGCGGCTCGCGCCACGCCCCGCTGATGTGAGCCCGGCGAGCGATTTGCTCGCGCTGCTGGAGACGCCCGGCGCCGTCGCGCGCAAGGAAGAGACGCTGGAACGCCTGCGCGCGGCACTCCCCTTCGATCCCGATGTGTACCGCCAGCTCGCGAGCGAGCCGCCCGAGCGACATCCGCGCGTGTGCCGCGGCTGCGCCGCCACGAACTGGACCGCGCTGGAGGGCGCCGGGCCGCTGCGCTGGGCGAATGACAACGCCTGCACGCGCTGCGCCGGCACGGAAAGCGAAGGCGATGTGGCATGACTACCGCACCCGCGTCGCGCGCGCCCCGCTGGCGCCGATCGGCGGTGATGATCGTCACCATCGTGGGCGTGATCGTCGCCGTGCCCTTCATGCTGATGCTGCTGGTCGTGCGCCTCGGCGGCGAGCGATGAAGGCGGCGCGCGGCCTGACCGCCAATGGCGTCGCGACTCGCGCGCTTGCTGGTCTCGCGCTGGGTCAGTTGATCGTCATCGCGCTGGATGCGGCAACCGGTGGCCCCGGCCCCTTCGTGCTGTTCGGCCTGTGAGATGCCGGCTGTATCCTCGACGGCGATCGGTCATGGCGACCGCTTCGTCTATCTCGGTCGTGGTCGGCGGCACGGCAAGCACGGCACTGTCATCGCGGCACGCCGCGGCTTCGCCAACGTCCGCTTCGATGACGGGCTCGCGCTCCTGTGCCTTGCCCGCGACTGTCACCCGATCCCGCGGCGCCCTCCTCCGATGTGGTGACCGCTTTGACCTGTGGAACCGTCATTCCACAGGCAGGCCCGTTTCCCTCCGCACCGTCCCGTCATTCATCAGGATCTCCGCCCTATGATCACACCGTCGAACGATACCGATCAGCCGTTCACCGGCGGCACTGTTGCCGTCGACGAGCTGCGCCTGCTGATTGAGCGCGCCGAGCGCCTCGAGGAAGAGAAGAAAGGCATCACCGACGACATCAAGGATGTCATGGCCGAGGCGAAAAGCCGTGGCTACGATGCCAAGGCGATCCGCACGATCCTGACCATCCGCAAGAAAAAGCGCGAGGATTATCAGGAGGAGCAGTCGATCCTCGAAGTGTACATGCAAGCGCTGGGGATGCTCTGATGCCCCCGCCTGTCCCGATGCTCCACAGGATCAACACCGATCACCGCCCGCCGCGCAATACGTCCAGCACACGTGACGTGCGCGCGGGATGTCATGTGTGCGGCGATGCCGTTCGCTGGTCCGGCCCGAACGCACAAGGGGTCGCGGCACGTCACCACGACGCGACCGGCCACGCGACGTGGTGCGAGATTGCGCTGTCGATCGCTTATGGTCGCCCGGTCGCCGACGATCGCCAGCTCGACCTTGAGGATGCGATCGGAGCGGTCGCGTGAACCGTGCAAGGGTCACCTTTCGTCAGGATGATCTGGCACGCGCGTTGAAGGCCGCGGCGAAGGCGCACGTCCTTGTGACCCGGACGGAGATCGCGCCGGACGGCCGAATCATCCTGTTCCACGGACAGGAAAGCACCGCCCCTGCCTCACCGTTCGATGAGTGGAAGGCCCGCCGCGATGCGCGTTAAGCTGAAAGGGCTGAACAAGGTGACGACTCGCCTGAGATCCGGCGAGAAGGTCACCTATTATTACGCATGGAAGGGCGGGCCACGCCTGTCCGGTGCATTCGGAAGCCCCGAATTCCACGCCAGCTATGCCGACGCTGTGCGCTCCCGTCGCGCCGACGCCTCGCACCTGCTGCGCAGCGTGCTCGACCAATATCAGGATTCGTCCGACTTCACCGATCTCGCGAAGCGGACTCGCGCCGACTATCGCAAGCACCTGCGCGTGATTGATGCTGAGTTCGGCGACTTCCCCTTGGCGGCGCTGTCCGACCGGCGGACGCGCGGCGAATTCATGGCATGGCGCGACCGGCTCGCTGGCACCTCGCGGCGACAGGCGGATTACGCCTTCGCGGTGCTGGCGCGGGTCATGTCGTGGTCGCTCGATCGCGGCCTTGTCACCGTCAATCCCTGCCTTGCAGGCGGGCGGGTCTATCGCGCGGCGCGATCCGACCGCATCTGGACGTCGATCGACGAAGCGGCATTCTACGCCCGCGCGCCCGATCACCTTCATCTTGCGCTGGCGCTGGCGCTCTGGACCGGTCAGCGACAGGGCGACCTGATCGCACTGACATGGGCGCAATACGACGGCACCCACCTGCGTCTGATCCAAGGCAAGACCGTCAGCAAGGTCCGGCGATCGGTCGGCAAGCGCGTGGTCATCCGCGTCGGCGCGCCCCTCAAGGCGCGACTCGACGCCATCCGCGTAGGCCGCGCAACCAGCGAGACGATCCTGCTGACGGAGCGCGGCACCGCCTGGACCGAAGGCGGCTTCCGCGCCTCATGGCGAAAGGCGTGCGCGCTTGCCGGCGTCGAGGGCGTCACCTTTCATGACCTGCGCGGAACCGCCGTCACCCGGCTGGCACTCGCCGGCGCGACGCCACCCGAGATCGCGACGGTGACCGGTCACTCCCTGAAGGACGTGAACGAGATTCTGGACGCGCACTACCTCAACCGCGACCCGGCGCTGGGCGAGGCCGCGATCCGCAAGCTGGAGGGCGAGGACAAGCCGCCAGAATAG